AGAATTAAAAACAAAACCAGATCCAACAGGATTTACATCAGATACTCATCAAGTAGTTGAAAGAGTAGTAGTTGTAGGAAACGATTGCGTTCCTTCAGAAATGCATATTGATGGAGAAACATGGTGTATTAATTTTTTCAAAGGTGGAATTTGGAAACAAACTTCTTACAATCATAATTTTAGAAAACAATATGCAGGGATTGGAATGATTTATGATCCTGTAAAAGATAAATTTTTAACGCAACAACCTCACGCATCATGGTCATTGGATGATAACGATGATTGGCAAGCGCCAATCGCTTATCCATCTATCACAGATGATGGCCAGGCAGAACCTGAGTGGATTTACACAATCTCATGGAACGAAACAAAATACAACGCTGACAACACAACAGGTTGGGAAGCAATTAAATCAAACGATACATCGGAAACACCTACCAAATACAATTGGAATGGCACAGCTTGGGTGTCCGAATAAAAACATAGCCAACCCAGTATTGATAATTTCATAATCAATTCTTTTTATTTTTGTTTACTTTATATTTAAAAATGATACAAGATACTCATAAAGATATATGAACCTTACAAACTATTATTGGTATTTTCAATCAGTTATACCTTCTCGTATATGTGATGACATTGTAAAATATGGTCATCAACTAAGAGATCAAATGGCAGTTACTGGTAGTTACAGTGATGTTAAAAAATTTAATCAAGAACAAATAAAAAATTTAAAAGAAAAAAGAAATTCAGATATTGTTTGGATGAGTGATAGATGGATTTATAAAGAAATACAACCTTACGTAAATAAAGCAAATGCAAATGCAGGTTGGAATTTTCAATGGGATTTTTCTGAGTCTTGTCAATTTACAAAATATAAAAAAGGTCAATACTATGATTGGCATTGTGATAGTTGGGATAGACCATATGTAAGACAAGAACCTAACGATCCAACACATGGTAAGATTAGAAAATTATCAGTAACAGTAACTTTATCAGATCCAAAAGATTATAAAGGTGGTGAGCTAGAGTTTGATTTCAGAAATTTAGATCCTGATAAAAAACCTAATATTAAAAAATGTAAAGAGATATTACCTAAAGGGTCTTTAATTGTATTTCCTTCATTTGTGTGGCATAGAGTGTGTCCAGTTAAAAAAGGAGAACGTAATAGTTTAGTGATCTGGAATTTGGGGTGGCCATTTAAATAAATGATAAAAGTTATAGATAATTTTTTGCCACAAGATGAATTTAAATATATTCAAGATAGTATTCTTAGTGACTATTTTCCTTTTTATTTTAATGAGTCAATAACCTCAGATAAAGATCCAAAGGATTATTATTATTTTACACACACTTTTTTTTATGAAAATAAACCTCAAAGTAATTGGTTTGTTTTATGGGAAAATTTTTTAAAAAAAATTGAATGTCGTTCTTTAATAAGAATAAAAGCAAGTATGTATATGAATTTAAAAAGCAAAAGAAAAAATAAACCACATGTTGACTATACTTTTGAACACAAAGGTTGTTTATTTTATATTAATACAAATAATGGAGCAACTTTTTTTGAAAAAGAAAAAGTTTTACCAAAAGAAAATAGAGTTGTATTTTTTCAACCACACAAATTACACTCTAGTTCTCTTTGCACTGATCAAAAAAGAAGACTAGTTATAAACTTTAATTATTTTTAAAAACATATGAAAAAGAAAAAAACAAAAATTAGAAAACAAAAACTAAAAAAAGATAGTGTGATATCTTTTCCAAAACAATTACAATTAGAACAATATTTTGCATCACCTATATGGTGGGCTGATGAACCTAGTTTTGTAGATAATCTAAACAAAGCATCAGATTCATATATTGAAGATTCAAAAAAAATATTAAAACCAAATATTAATAAACGTAATAAAAAATTTGGTAATAAAGGTGATATGGGACATGTGTTTCATTCAAAAACTTTAATAGGTGATCCTAATTTTTTACAATTACAAAATTACGTAGTTGCAACTGCACATAATTTATTAAATGAAATGGGTTTTGATTTAACAAACTATCAAGTGTTTATTACAGAAATGTGGGTGCAAGAGTTTGCTAAAAAAGGTGGGGGACACCATACATTACATACACATTGGAATGGTCACATATCTGGTTTTTATTTTTTAAAAGCAAGTGAGGCAACATCCATGCCAATATTTGAAGATCCAAGACCAGGCAATGTTATGAACCTTTTACCAGAAAAAGATAAAACAAAAGTAACTTATGCATCTACACAAATTAATTACAAAGTAAAACCTGGTCGTATGATGTTCTTTCCATCATACATGCCACATCAATATATTGTGGATATAGGTTACGAACCATTTAGATTTATACATTGGAATTGTCAGGCAATTCCAAAATCAGTTTTACAATACAAAGGAGAAAACAATGTCATTTAAAAAAAATAAATATACAGTATTAAAAGGAGCTATTTCAAAAGAGTTAGCTGACTTTGTATATAAATACTTTAAAAACAAAAGAAACGTCGCAAGAGTATTATTTGATTCAAGATACGTTTCACCTTTTACAGAATATTGGGGTATTTGGAATGATGAACAAGTTCCAAACACTTATTCACACTATAGTGATCTTGCTATGGAAACTTTATTACAACAAGTAAAACCTGTTATGGAAAAACACACAAGACTAAAATTAAGTGAAACATATTCTTATGCAAGAATTTACAAACAGGGTGATGTATTAGCTAGACACAAAGATAGATACTCATGCGAGATATCTACTACATTAAATTTAGGTGGTGACCCATGGCCCATCTATCTTGATCCTACAGGTAAAACAGGTCAAGCAGGAATTAAAATAGATCTTAAACCAGGTGATATGTTAATCTATTCTGGTTGTGATTTAGAACACTGGCGAGATGAGTTTAAAGGTAAAGATTGTGGTCAAGTATTTTTACATTATAATAAAGCTAATTCAAAAACAGCTAAAGAAAACGCATTAGATAAAAGACCTTTATTAGGCTTACCAGCTTGGTTTAAAGGATCTAAGTTGACTAGATCTAAAAAATAGTCTATAAATTAGACTTGTACGGGGGCACCACCACACCACACCCCCCGTGCTTTTACTCTGTTCATTAAGTAATAAATTTGCTATACATGGATTTATTATGTTACAAAAGATAGGTTTTCAGCCAGGTATTAACAAACAAATAACACCTACAGGAGCAGAGGGTCAGTGGGTTGATTGTGATAATGTTAGATTTAGATACGGTACACCTGAAAAAATAGGTGGTTGGAATCAATTAGGCTCATTAAATCAAAACGAATTAACTGGTGCAGGAAGAGGACTACATCACTTCGTAAATAGTTTAGGTAGAAAATACGCGATTATAGGAACTAATAGAATATTATATGCTTATTCAGGAGGTGTATTCTATGACATACATCCCATTCAAACAACGACAACACTTACAAATGCATTTACCACGACTAACGGATCTCCAACTATAACAATAACTTTTGCTAGTGCACATAATATGGTTCCAGGAGATATATTATTAATGGATAATTTTACAGCAATTACTAATTCTAATTTTAGTGCGTCTAATTTTGATGATAGAAAATTTATGGTAGTAACAACACCTACTAACACAACTATAACAATTACCATGGATTCAAATGAAAGTGGATCTGGTGCAACAACATCAGGTGGAATAAGAATACAAAAATACTATACTGTAGGTCCAGCTGTGCAAGCAAAAGGATTTGGTTGGGGATTAGGATCTTGGGGAGGTGAAGCAGCTAGTGCTATTTCAACAACTTTAAATGGTGCATTATTGGATGATACAGCAGGAACTGGTGGATCAGGAACATCTATTACATTAGCTAGCACAGCTAACTTTCCAGATTCAGGAACAAATTTTATTCAAGTGGGAAATGAAGAAATTTCTTACACAGGAGTATCTGGTAATAATTTAACAGGTATAACTAGAGCTGTTAGAAACTCTACAAGATCTGCACATTCTGATGGAGCAACAGTAAAAAATTCATCAGATTATGTTGCATGGGGTGAAGCTGCATCAGGTGACTTAGTTCTTGAACCAGGAATGTGGTCATTAGATAATTTTGGTGACAAAGCTATTTGTTTAATTCATGATGGTGCAGTATTTGAATGGGATTCATCTTTATCAAATGCAACAGAAACAAGAGCAACAATTATATCTGGTGCACCAACAGCGTCACGTCATATGTTAGTATCAACACCAGATAGACACTTAGTATTTTTTGGAACAGAAACAACGATTGGTGATACATCTACACAAGATGATATGTTTATAAGATTCTCGGATCAAGAAGATATAAATACATATACACCTACCGCAACTAATACAGCTGGTACACAAAGACTGGCTGACGGATCACAGATCAGAGGGGCTATTAGAGGTAGAGATGCAATTCTTGTTTGGACAGACACAGCATTATTTACAATGCGTTTTGTTGGTCAACCGTTTACATTTGCCTTTGCACAAGTTGGAACACACTGTGGACTTGTTGGACAGAACGCTTGTGTTGAAGTTGATGGTGCTGCGTACTGGATGTCAGAAAACGGTTTCTTTAGATACGCTGGTAAATTAGAATCATTGCCATGTTTAGTAGAGGACTTCGTGTATGATGATATAAATTTGTCTAGCGGTAATCAAATGGTGTCAGCTGGATTAAATAATCTTTTTGGTGAAGTCATGTGGTTTTATCCAACTTCCTCATCTTCTGTTGTAAACAGAATGGTTACATATAATTATTTTGATTCATCAAGAGAAAGACCTGTATGGACAGTTGGAACTTTAGCTAGAACCATGTGGCGTGATTCTGCTGTTTTTGGATTACCACATGCGTTAGAATATGATGCAGATACAGATACATCTTTTGATGTTGTGGGCAACACAGAAGGAAGAACAAGTTACTATGAACACGAAACAGGGACTGATCAAAATAGAAATGGAACAGTAACAGCAATTACTGCTAATATATTATCAGGAGATTTTGATATTACACAAGCAAGAGCACAAACAGGTCAACAAACTGGTGTTGCAACATTTAGAGGAGATGGTGAATTTTTAATGAAGATAAGAAGATTTATACCTGACTTTATATCACAAACAGGTAATACAAGAGTAACGTTAAATTTAAGAAACTTTCCAAACGATACAGCTGCAAGTTCATCTCTTGGACCTTTTGATGTCACAACATCTACACAGAAAGTAGATACACGTGCAAGAGCAAGAGCCATTGCATTAAAAGTAGAAAATACATCAACAAGTCAAAGTTGGAAATTAGGAACTTTTAGGTTAGACACACAACCAGATGGAAGAAGGTAATGGCAAAAATAGTACAAGTATTAACTAGACCTGCACCTGAATATGATTTAGGTACAGCAGAGGCACAAATAAGAGATCTTGATGCGATTGTAGAAAAATTAAATACTACGTTTCAAGAAGAATTAAAAGATGAGGTAGAAGCACAAAACTTCTTTTTAAATTAATGG